CCCAGCACGCATCACACGGGCCCCACGGGGCCCTCTGACCCGCCCCACACGCACGCGACATGGAACACACCACCACCACCGACACAGACGCCCTGCTGGCCGACGTGGACGCGCTGATCGAGCAGGCCGCCGAGACCGACGCACGCGTGGACGCGCTGCTGAGCAGCTGGACGCCACAGACCACCACGAGCGCACTGCGCCGGCTGCAGCGCACCGCCAGGCACACCGCCCGCCTGTCGGCACTGGTGGAGCGCCAGCAGGCCGCACTGACCGCTCAGCTGGACGCCATGGAGCGCTGAGCGCACGCGTCACCAGTGGCCGCTGCACGGCCCTAGGACGGCCCCGTATGCCGTCACGCGTCTGTCAGGCCGGCCACAGCTCGCAGGCGCCTCACAGCCCCATGTGAGCGGGCTGAGCGCGGGAGCGAATCAGGCCGCCGATCAAGCGACCAGGCGATTATGAACAATTATCAACGGGTCACGGTTGGGACTGATCTGGCCCTATGTTGGTCCCACGGCCAACAGGCCTCACCACCCCGGAGCACGACATGACACGCCGTCAGCAGCTGGAAACCCTCGCCGCTCAGCTCCACGAGCTGACCACAGAAGAGGAGCGGGAGGATTACCCGTTCCTGGTTCACCTGCAGGATCTGATCGCGGATCTGGAGATCGAGGAGGATTGACCACGGCCCGCCGGAGCTTATCCGGCATCCACCCACTCGCTACCACCACCATGCCCATTCCCACCCGTACTGAGCGCCGCGCAGCCTTCGCTAAGGCGCTGCAGACCCAAAAACCCTACCCCCTGGCTGGCTGGGATCCCAGCGCCGGGCAGATCATCCGCGCCGCCGTGGATGTGGTGCTGGGCGATGAACTTGGCGACAAAATCCGCCCCATCACAGCCCGCCACCGCGCCGCGTTCCTGGCGCTGGCGGATGCGATCGAAGGCAACAATTGACTCCACGGCCCGCCGGAGCTTATCCGGCATCACCATCACCCCCACTCCAAATGGACGACTATCAGGAGTTTCTGGAGCGCAAGCTCCACACGGGCGCTGATCATGGCTTTGAGCCGGTGTTCATGCCCGATCAGCTGTTCGACTTCCAGCAGGCCCTCGTTCAATGGGCAGTGCGGAAAGGTCGCGCCGCGATCTTTGCTGACTGCGGGCTGGGCAAGACCGCCATGCAGCTCACCTGGGCTCAGAACGTGGCGCAGCACACCGACCGACCAGTACTGATCCTCACGCCGCTGGCCGTGGCTGCGCAGACCATCCGCGAGGGTGAGAAGTTCGGGATTGAATGCCACCGCTCCAGCGATGGCACTGTGCCCGGGCGAATCGTGATCACCAACTACGAGCGACTGTCAGCGTTCAACCCTGCTGACTTTGCCGGTGTGGTCTGCGATGAGTCGAGCATCCTCAAGGGCTTTGACGGCGCCCGACGGCAAGAGATCACGATCTTCATGCGCAAGATCCCTTACCGGCTACTGGCGACCGCCACGGCAGCCCCGAACGATTACATCGAGCTCGGCACCAGCAGCGAGGCCCTCGGATACCTGGGTCACATGGACATGCTCGCCAAGTTCTTCAAGAACGATCAGAACAACTGCGCGACTCGTCGCCTGTACGGGGAAGCCCCTAAGTGGCGGTTTAAGGGTCATGCCGAGCTGCCGTTCTGGCGATGGGTCGCCAGCTGGGCGAGAGCCTGCCGGAAGCCATCAGACCTGGGCTTCGAGGATGGCCGCTTCATCCTGCCGGAGCTGATCGAACGTGATCACCTGATCGAGGTCTCCGAGCCTCCCGAGGGGATGCTGTTTGCCATGCCTGCCACCAACCTCAGAGAGCAGCGGATCGAGCGCAAGCGCACCGTTCAGGACCGCTGCGAGCAGGTGGCCGCTATGGTCAATCACACCGGCCAGCCGGCCCTCGTTTGGTGTCACCTCAACGAAGAAGGCAACCTGCTGGAGGAGATGATCGCCGATGCCGTCCAAGTTTCGGGCTCAGACCCTGACCAGCGCAAGGAGGATCAGTTCCTGCGGTTCATTGACGGCAGCGCCAGGGTGCTGATCACGAAACCAAAGATCGGCGCGTGGGGGCTGAACTTCCAGCACTGCAACCACATCACCTACTTCCCGTCGCACAGCTTCGAGCAGTACTACCAATCGGTTCGGCGCTGCTGGCGGTTTGGCCAGAAGAGGCCTGTGACCGTTGACGTTGTCCTGACCGAGGGAGAGCGCCGGATCATGGAGAATCTCACCCGCAAGGCTCGGTCCGCCGAGTCGATGTTTGCCAACCTCGTTAATGAGATGGGGCAAGCGACAGGAATTAATCGCATCAACCCTTACACCAAGAAAGAGAGGATCCCCTCATGGCTGTGATCGATCAAGTCATCACCGACCGTTACGCCATCTACAACGGCGACTGCATCGAGGTGATGCAGTCCATGCCGGATGAGAAGGTGCATTTCAGCATCTACAGCCCACCATTCGGAGGCCTGTATCACTACAGCTCAAACGAGCGCGACATCAGCAACAATGACGACTATGAGGGGTTTTTCGATCACTACGGCTACGTGGTCAAAGAGCTTGCGCGTTTGACGATGCCCGGCAGATGTACCGCTGTTCATTGCACCGACATCCCCAGTGGCAACAGTGGACAGGATTATCTGATCGACCTGCCCGGGGACATCATCAAGCTCCACGAGCGCCACGGCTGGCGGATGGTGGCTCGCCACACGATCTGGAAGGAGCCGCTATGGGTGCGGAATCGCACGCTCACCAAGAACCTGGCGCATAAGACGATCGTCGACGACTCTGCCTACGCCGGCGTGGCCAGTGCCGACTACCTGCTGATCTTCCGCAAGACTGGCGCCAATCCTGAGCCGATCGCGCATCCCACCGGGCTCAGCTGCTACGCCGGCGAGGCTCCAGTCCCTGCCGAGCTGCACCAATTCAAGGGATACAAGGGCAAGCAAACTGGCAATCGCTACAGCCACTGGATCTGGCGGCAGTACGCCTCCAGCATCTGGGACGACGTCAGGATGGGCCGGGTCCTGCCGTTCCGTGACTGCAAGGACCCCGAAGACGAGAAGCACGTTCACCCGCTGCAGCTGGATGTAATCGACCGTGCTGTGGCCCTGCGCTCCAACCCGGGAGAGACAGTGCTCACGCCGTTCATGGGAGTCGGCAGCGAGGTCTACGGCGCTGTGCAGGCTGGCCGTCGTGGCGTAGGCATCGAGCTCAAGCCCAGCTACTACCGCCAGGCAGTGCGGAACCTGGAGTCAACGGCAGTGTCGGAGAATGACGTCGACCAGGTAGAGCTGCTGCTCTGACCCCCGAGGCATCAAGGGTGCGGCACCGGAAACGGCCGCATCACTACACCATCACCAAGACCTGGTGATCTGTTCTGAGCGACAGCCCTTCGTGTAAGTCCTCGATCATTACAAATTGTCAACACTGCCCAATCAGTGCACAGTCTGGCCCTATGTTGGGTTCACGCCACAAGCCGGATAGCGAGCGCCGGATTCTCCGCCCTGGACAAGAGAAGGGTCAGCCCGGGGGAGCTGCGATCCCCCACCCTTTCCCCACCACCCCGGCCATGTCATTCATTCAGTTAGCGGGCGGTCCCCGCGTCGAAATCCCAGGGGGGAAGCCGGTGAGCTGCCCTCTGGTTGCGGGCAACGTCCCGCACTGCGCACCAGACCGCGCTGCCTTCATCGTTCAGGGCAAAGGCCAAGGCGGCTCAGTCGCCAGCTTCCGCGTCGTCCAGGCCCGCAACGCAGCTGTGCGTGTCACGCACAACCGCAAGCGCACCGCCTCAGTCGTGGAGATCACGGGCTCCGGCCCTGTGGTCTTTGTTGCCAAGGCCTACGCATCGAACGCCGAGGTTAAGCGCTTTCGCTGGGAAGCCGGCAAGTTCACCGTCATCAACACCACCACCCCATGAATGTTGAAATTGTCACCATGACGCCCGCATGGGCGGACATGCTCCTCACCAAGCACAACACCAACAACAGGCCGTTACGCCCTCAGACCGTGAAGCGTTACGCCCACGCGATTCTGAGCGGTAACTGGAGGCTCACGCAGCAAGGCATCGCGCTTTCGCGTGACGGAGTACTGCTTGATGGTCAGCACCGGCTGGCGGCCATCGTGGAAGCAAGCAAGCCAGTCCAAATACTCTTGGCCACGGATTGCGATCCTGAGATTTTTACCGCGATCGACAATGGGCTAACCCGAAAGGCTGGCGACGCGTTGCATCTAGACGGAGTGAAAAACTCCTTCCAGGCAGCCGCCAGTGTTCGGCTCATGCTTCTCTACAACACACAGCCGGAAAAGTCGTGGACAGGAGGAGGCTACGTCGCCCCCCTTCACAGCGACATCCTGGAAGCCTGTCGCGCAAACTCCGAAATCGTCAATTTTGCTGTTTCGCTAGCAACAAGCTCTCACACAGCATTTAATCGGCTCAACAAGTCAGCGCTTGGCGGCCTCGTCCTTCTCGCCGTGCAGCGCAAGTGGGACACTGATTGCATCGAATGCTTTTGCGATTTCCTAAGCAGGGGAGCAGGTTTAGAGCCTTTTGACCCGATTCTTGCCTACAGGGCATCATTGACTAACGACGTTTTCATTAAGCGAACTCGCCAAAGGAACGCAGGACAGCTGCATCTAGCCTCATTGGTAAAAGTTTTCAATCAGTGGGCGTGTGGCGCGAAAGTGCGGCTTTTCAAAGTGCCGAACTTCCCTCCAATGCCCAGGTTGACTCACGCAGAAAACACCAAAGAACTCCTTTCTCTCACCACCCCATGAGCATCACCATCCCCACCGATGAGGCCCTAGGCCTCCAGATCAAGCGCATCATCGCCGCCGTGGCCCTGGTGGCCGTGGCCTTCTACGTCGCCGGCTACACGCTCGGCAGCGCCGTCCATCGGCTCAGCGGCTCCCTGACGCGGCTCCCTGCCGCACTGCCCACCATCACCCCTGTTCTCCATGCTCACACGCATCCTGCTCTTCCTGCTGCCCACGGCGACAATCGCCCTGGTGCTGTTCGATCACGGCAACCCCGAACTCAATCCCGCAGTTCGGGGGTCGGGTTCGCATGACGCTGAGAAGGTATTACTTTGCCATTCCCGCAGCGAATGTTTATGAGTGCATCCGCGCTGAATCATTCGTAGAAGCCAAGCAAATCGCGGCCGCTGAATGGCTCCCGTTCTGGGATCAGATTGAGTGGCTGCATCACACAGAGGAGAAACACCATGAGCCCTTCGACTAACTTCCAAAACGGTCAGATCGTCTACTACATGGGTCGTCGCGCCAACTGGCGTGAGGTCATCGGGATGGGCTCTTACCTGGAGTCGCCCTTCCCGCACTACTGGGTCCAGCGCGATGGCGAGACCACGCTAGTCAGCAAGCTGCGCCTGTCAGCCAATCCCCTTGACGACATCCTGGATCGCCACAAGAGCCGCCGCGACAAGAAAAGGGCCAGCGACGCCACCACCCCGGTATCCGCCGCCGACCCCACAGAGGTTACCCAATGAGCCCCGAACAGCTCTCATTCATGATCGGCTCTTTTTACGGCAGCGCTCTCACTTTGCTGTTGTTCCCCCCTAACAAGCGGTCGCGGAATAGGCAGCGGCCGCCGGGCGGCAGATATGGCCTGCCACGCGGCTACCGCTCCATCAACTACCCCGACCCGTCGCCAGGCCGGCGCCCGACCAATCCGTTTAACGGGGAGCGGATCCCCAACCCACCACCACGCAAGCCATGAACAATCCACCTCTTGAGCAGCAGAACTGCGACAACTGCCGCTACCAGCGCCACCGCCGAGGTGAGGATCTCTGCTGCATCAATCCGCCACGCCTCGGGGATTCCGGGATGATGCCCATCTGCCCCGTGAGCCGCTGGTGCGGGGAGTGGGTCGCACGATGAACCGCGCCATCATCGACCACCTCAGCAATGCCGACTATCACGCCGACCCTGCAGTCAGCGCCAGCCACCTCCACCAGGTCGCGCGATCCGGGCAGCACTACTGGGCCAGGTACGTCACCAAGGTGCCGGAGCTGCCGAAATCCACCGCTGCCATGACTACCGGCAGCCTGGTGCATTGCGCCGTGCTGGAGCCTGACGAGCTCTTGAAGCGGTATGGCGCCTGCCCACCGCGCAACACCAAAGCCGGGAAGGAAGCCGCCGCCGAGATGCTGGCCAACGGCATCGAACCTGTCAGCGGGTCAGACCTGCAGCAGGCGCAGCACATGGCCAGCGCTGTGCGCCGCCATCCCTACGCGGCAGAGCTGCTGAGCGCTGGCAAGCCTGAGACGTCGATCTGGTGGGACGATCCTGAGACAGGGCTGCGCTGCAAGTGCCGGCCGGATTGGATCAACGGCAGCACCTGCGTCGATCTCAAAAGCACCACCGACGCCAGCCCTAAGGGCTTCGCCAAGAGCGTGGCCAACTTCCGCTATCACGTTCAGGCAGCGCACTACCTGGCGTGTGGCCTGTTCGATCAGTTCATCTTCATCGCCGTGGAGAAGGAGCCGCCCTATGCCGTGGCCGTCTACGCGCTCGACGCCGATGCCTTTGCGGAGGGGCAGCGGCTCCGCGACCGTGATCTGCAGCGCATCGCCAACTGTCGCGCCATGGCAGCATGGCCCGGCTACGGCGACGAACTGCAGACCATCTCGCTGCCAGGCTGGGCGTTCTACGGCAACGACAGCGACACCATCACCGCGATTGACTTCTGATGACAGAACAGATCATCTCACCGCCGAACCTGGCGGGCATCATCCGCAAGGATGACGTCTACACCAAGGGCACCGGCAGCTATGCCGCCAGCTACGTGCCCTGGGCTCGCATCGCGCAGCTGCTCCACGAGCACGCGCCAGGCTGGGACTTCGCCCTGAAGCTCGCCGAAGGTGGCGGCCCTGTCCACAAGGCCCCGGACGGCACGGGCTACGTGCTCGGATACTTTGCCGGCCCTGACGGATTCATCACCAGCGACTTCCCGTTCCCGTGCATGGATCACCGGAACAACCCCATCACGTTCGACAAGATCAGCGCCAGGGTCCTGACCGACACGCACCGCCGCGCTTTGTGCGCTGCCGCCGCGTTCCACTTCAGCCTGGGCTACGAGCTGTGGGCAAAGCAGGAGCTGGAGGACGCCAAGGCTGAGCCCGCACCAGCGGCCACCAGCAAACCGCAGAAGCCCGCTTCGCCCGAGCCTGAGGCTGATGGCACCAAGGCCGCCTCCGGGGTCATGCAGTCCGGCATGAAGGCCATCAGGGGCGCCTCCACGCTCCAGCAGCTGGAGGCTGTCGGCCAGCGCCTTGTCGCTCGGCATGAAGCCGGCGATCTGACCGACGAAGAGCAGCAGGCCCTCCTGCAGCTGATGCTCGACCGCGAGACTGAACTCACCGCAAAGAACTGACATGTCTGAACTCAACGCATCATTCAGCCTGTTCCCCACGCAGGAGAAGCGCTCCGAGCGGAGCCCTGACTACAGCGGCTCGATCGAGATTCCCGTCGCTGACATCGACGCACTGGTGGCTCACCTCGGCACACAGCCTGAGAGCAACTGGCGCGATGAGGATGTGATCAAACTGCGCATCGCCGGGTGGAAGGCCATCAGCAAAGGCGGCAAGGGCTACGTCAACGGGAAGGTCAGCATCCCGCAGCAGCAACAGCAGCAGGCACCGGCTGACGACGATTCGATCCCTTTCTAGTGACCGAGCCATCCCGCCGAGAGCGCTACCTGAAGGCGCTCGAAATTGCAGAGCGCCATGGCAATCGGTTCATGGCTGCCAATATCCGCGCTGAGCTGAGGAAGCTCGACGCGGAGCCCACCACCCCCACGGAGAGATTTAATGACTGACCACCCCATCGCCCCACCGCCGCGACTGGCGGATGCGGCCCTGGCTGCCCTCGGCCCGCCACTCTTCCGCGACGATTTCGTGATCCTCTTTCGAAAAGGGCACGCCACAATCCACAACGCCCTCATGCGTCTCAGGCAACTGGAGGATTCCAATGGCTGACTTTCTGATGTACGCAATCACCACCGCGTGCCTGTTTGCTGGCGTGTTTTTGATCTGGGACGGCGCTAATGGATTCAAAAGATGACTGAACTATTACCCGCCCAGAAGGCTCTAGCCGCCTTCAATGGGCGCCACGAGCTATGTGGACCCTTCGATGATGACTGGGTTGAGCAGTGCCTCGCCGCTGCTCTGGAGGCTGTTGCGGATGAGGTGGCGCCTAGCGACGCAGCAGAGCCACGAAACAACCTGCCGATGGCGCTCGAATGTCAACGCATCCGCGCCGAACTCCTCGCCATCGCCGCCGAGCTGCGCGGCACCACCCCCACGGAGACACCATGACCACTGACTGGAAAGCCCTGTGCGCTGAGCTGGTGCATGGCTGGACGGAGGGCCGCGACATAGCAGGCCCGATGGCCAACGCCCGCGCCGCCCTGGCCCAGCCCGGGCCGGAGGGGCCGACGGTCATGGAAATCATCGCGCTGGCTGATGAAATCGAAGCGGAAGAGCTAGGACAAGTTGATCTCGTTCGCCGTGCCCTCGCCCGCTGGGGCCGCCCTGCTGTCGAGCCTGAGACCAATGGCAAGACGTGAGCAATTCCACCTCCCTGGCATGCCGATCGAGACAGGTGTCGATTGGAACGGCAGGTGGTTTGTCGGTTACCGCAGGGGCAGCAGCATGGGCTTCACCTGCCCCACGGCCCTGCGGAAGTGGCTGGGGTTGCCCTTGAAGACTCCCTCGCGGGAGGCGTTCGATGCGTGGATTGCGACTCTGGAGGAGGCCGATGCGACCAAGGCACAAAGCAACCTGAAAGCGGGCATTACAAGTTGGGGACCAGAGGCACACGCTGACGAGCAGGATCCGGCCCTGTCGACGAAGATGATCCTGTGAGCGCCTAAACTCAGGCCACATACCGGCAACGCATGGCGGCATACGAGCAGCGAGTGCCCGACCGCCATCACCATCACATCGAGGACACGCTCTTTGTCGATCGACGATCAGCCAAGCGTCGCTTTCGCGCGTCGATCCTGGAGGCCTGGGAGCACCGCTGCGCCTACTGCGGACAGGACGCCACGACGCTTGATCACGTCCGGCCCAGATCCAAGGGTGGCCAGACTGATCGCGCGAACCTCATCAGCTGCTGCGCCCGATGCAACAGCCGGAAGGGCTCGGACGACTGGCAGGAGTGGTACCGCGCACAATCGTTCTGGGATCCTGAACGGGAGGGGAGCATCTGGATCTGGTTGCATCAGAACGTCAGAGCCGCCAGCTGATCGTGGTAGCTTGGCCGGGCTCCACCACCCCTGAGCCATGCCCGCCTTTCCCGACAGCTTCGCCGATTACCTCAAGGAGATCGGCCGCTACCCCCTCTTGACACCTAGTCAGGAGATTGAGCTCTCTCGCCAAGCCCAGCGCTACATCGAACTGCGCGACACGGAGGGGAAGCCCGAGACGCCGCAGGAGCACCGCCAGTATCGAGTCGGTAAGCGTGCTTTCGACAAGATGATGACGTCGAATCTTCGGCTAGTGGTCAACATCGCCAAGAAGTTCGTGGGCAGGGCCGGCCACACCTACGGGATCATGGATCTGATTCAGGAGGGGTGCATCGGGCTGCACCGTGCCGTTGAGCTGTTCGATTCAAGCCGCGGCTACAAGTTCAGCACCTACTCCTACTGGTGGATCAGGCAGGCGATTTGCAGGGGCATCGACACTAGCGACCGGACGATCCGCATCCCCATCCATGCCCTTGAGAAGCTCCACCGGCTCATGAAGCTGCGGGAGGCCTACCGCAAGGATCACCCGGGCGAAGAGCTGACGCTGCGGCAGGCTTCCGAGATGATGGGCGTCAGCCAGGATCAGCTGGCCCTGGTGCTGGAGCGCTCCATTCACATGTCCAGCCTGGACGTCGCAGCGACGACGCGGGATGGCGACGGGTCCGCCCTGATTGATCTGATCGCATCGGAGGATCCAGACGAGGACGACCACACTTACGCCAGCCACGTGGAGCAGATCGACGCCATCAACTCAGCCCTGGCGTTCATCAGCGACGAGGAGTCCGAGATCCTGACCAGGTGCTTCGGGTTGAACGGGGCAAACTACGAGACTCTGAACTCGATCGGGCAGTCCAAGGGGGTCAGCCGTGAACGCATCCGCCAGAAGCGCGACAAGGCAATGCGGAAGATTTCGCGTCACCTCGGCCCAGCACTGCGCTGAACGCAAAGCCATGCTCCGACTACTTGACACATTCAGCGGGATCGGCGGTTTCAGTTATGCCGCTGAACGAATTGTTGGCGGCTATGAAACGATTGCGTTCGTGGAACGTGAGCCGTACTGCCAGAAGATTCTTCGCAAACACTGGCCCGACGTCCCTATTCACGATGACATCACAACCTTCAGCCCAGCCCCAAGATCAGCTGACGTTGTTTGCGGTGGATTTCCCTGCCAAGACATCAGCGCAGCAGGCAAGCAAGCCGGGATCAAGGAGGGCACACGCTCCGGCCTGTTCTACGAACTCATGCGAGTCGTTCGCCTGGTGGGACCGCAGTACGTCGTCCTGGAAAACGTCGCAGCGATCACTTCTAACGGACTGGACACTGTTCTCGGAACGCTGGCCGAAGCAGGGTTTGATGCGGAGTGGGCATGTATTCCGGCATCGGCTGTGGGAGCCTGCCATCGAAGGGATCGGTGGTGGCTTGTTGCCTACGCCAGTGGCGCAGACTTGCCAGGGTGGGGCGAAGGGTCTGGACGGCGGCAGCGGAGCGCGGCAGATGCTGGCGGATGCGGGATTCCCGAGAGCGGCAGGAGCGCCGACAGCTCTTCCCACTCCTCGCACTTGCTCAGCAATGGCAGCACGGCTGGACACGGCGGGAAATCTGAAAGGCGAGCGGTTCCCGAATCTGGAAACGGTGGTGGCGCGGGAGATGTTCCCCACCCCCACCCCCACCGCCAACGACAGCAAGAATGCCAGCCTGCCGCCATCTCAAGCGGATCGGGACGGGCTTGTTGGAACAATGCTCCGCAACGACTCAATCCCGACTGGCGCAGCTACTTATCTCAACCCGTCCTTTGTCGAGGAGATGATGGGCTTTTCAATCGGGTGGACCGCTTAAAGGCATTGGGCAATGCCGTGGTGCCGCAAGTGGCGGCCATTCCGATGGCACGGGTCCTGGAGATAGAGCAATTCCTGCGCTGATCACCACCACCGCCACCATGGCCGGCGTGGGGCTGCTGCTCTGTCGTTGGCCATGACGATGGCCTCCAGCTCGATGATGCGCCCCACAGCCTGCCTGATCATCATGTCCTGCAGCCATGAATGCCTGACCAGATTGGAGCAAAGCTTGCGGACGTCATCAGCGTCATGATGATGGAGCGGGACACGGGCTGCTTTCTCGATCGCCAGATCCTCTTCAACACTGGGGCGAACCACCATCCAGTCAGCCCAGCCCATGGCAGCCTGTCTCACTCACTGAATGAACGGTAGTGCAACATCCAAAACTGGAAAGGATCGAGACGAGCGAAGGCGCGATCTGGCGGGTCACCTATGCCGCCGGCATGGTGCGGGAGCATCGGCAGGAGTGGCAGGCGCGGGTGTTCCTACAGCAGGCCCTGCAGCAGGCCTCCATGGAGCTCAGGCGCCCAGAACCTTGAATGCCCTGGTGGTGTAATCCCGGCGGTCCTGAGCGCCGTTGGGAGGCATCCGACCATTGACTCTGGCGCCTACCTGGTCGATGCTCGCGCCCTGGCTGATCAGCTTCTTCATCTTGTTGTCGTGCCACCAGAAGCCGCTGATGGACCACGGATAGGCCTCGCTGGTGTAGGTCTTGCCCAGCTGCATCACCTTGGGGTCAAGCCTGCCGATGCTGGCCAAGTAATCACTGAAGCGCTGGTGGTTGTAGCGGCCTGTGCATTGCAGCCAACCGGTCCCCGCGAACTTGACGCCATCACCAGGATGGACGTTCCCCAGATCCTGCCGGCCTTCGTAGGTGCTGCCGTCGTGGATCTCCACAGGCCAGCGCAACCCGCCAGACTCGTGGCCGCACTGACCGAGGAAGTGCGCCAGCTCGACACGCGAGTCGATCCCGAACACCTCGCAGCATCGGGCCAGGTCGTTCATCAGATCGTCGCTCAGGGTGTCAGCCTTGCAGAGCATGATCTGGCCTAGCTCAGCCTTCGTCAGCGGCCACTGCGGGGCAGGTGCTGCGACTGCTGACTGCCAGGTTGAATACCAATCTTGGTCACGGCTCAGCAGTCCAGGGGCCGCCTCATTGATGGCCGCCTCCAGCTCCTCAATCGCCGCGTCCTGGTGGCCCAGCCGCTTGTAGTACCGGAACAGATCAACCAGCTTCATTGATGAAGGCGCGGATGGATTCGGGGATAGTGCGGCTGGGGTCAGCTTTGGCCGCACTGATGCGAGGGTCAAACACCTCAAAGAACTGCTGCAGCTGGCCGTCCACCTTCCAGCTCTCGCCGGTCAGCCGCTCCAGCTGCGCCCTGACAAGCGCTTCCAGTTGCGACGGGGACAGCTCAGCCATCAGCTGGGGCATGAACGGATCCAAGAGATCCAGCGTCCTGGCCACCGCCGAGGGGATGTAACGCCGCCCGATCCTGGCCGCTAGCGGCTCAATCAGCGCTTTCGTCAGGATCAGGCCGATCACCAGGCCGGCGAGGGTGCTCATGGCTTCTTCGTGGTGGTGGTCTTCGTGGTGGTGCGACGTGTCGCCTGGCGTGGTGTCACCAGCGGTTGAGGCTGGGCAGGCACTGGCAGCGGCGCTGAGCCCTTGCTCAGGCCGGAGGGGATGAACAGTGCGGAGACTGCCATCCAGCGCTCCAGGCAGGCGTCCTTCTGCGGTGCTGCGCTCATGAAGTTCGGCACCTCGCAGGCGCTCACGAATGCCACGGCAAACAGCATCTGACCCACCAGCAGGCCACCGCTCAGGCCGGCTGCGCTCTTGATCCGATTGGCGAGCTCCTGCATGGTGACCAGTCAAGGGTCACGCTGATCTTAATCCGGTCGCGCTTCCAGCGATGTGATGCGAGTTTCGCAGTTGTTCAGTCGGCCGTAGATTTCCTTTTTATCCGCCTTGAGGTCCTGGTGAAGCTCCTCCAGCTTTCCCGCGATGCTCTCCACGGCCATCGTCAGCCGAATCACGGCCTCCCTGGACTCTGCTGTTCGTCTCCCAAACCCCGAAGCTGTCATGCCAGCGATGCCGATCGAGGCACCGATGATGGCGGCGTAAATCTCGACCACTGATCACTCGGCACCTACGGGCTCAGTGTATCTGCAGGCTCAACGCACCGATCTCAGGGTCACCGCCAGATCCACCAGACCACCGCTTGCGTGAGTCTCTGCAGGTGGGTCAACGTAGACCCAGTAGCGCGAATCCAGGAGGGTGGAATCTGTCAGCTGGAAGGGTTCGGCGCTGCTGAGCTGCGTGGCGTAGTGGTCGCGGATGTCTTTGGCCGCGGCCTCCACCAGCCTGCGGAAGGTCAGTCGAAGCTGAGCACCAGTGCGGACGGATCCGGTTCGGAAGCGCATGGCACCACCAGCCCAGCCCCGTTGAGTCACCACCGGATGAGCGCCGAGGTCGTAACTGCGCTCGTCGGGCTCATAGGGCGGGAAGACGGCCATCAGTTCTGCAGGGTCACGGTCGACGCTGCCAGGGCCAGGGTGCCGGAGGTCACCGCCACGTCACTCCCGAAGTCGTTGAACGCGATCAGGGTGGAGGTTGATGCGGTGCCAGTGGAGCTGTAGTAGACGGCGCCCCGTGCGGTGATCGTGGCCGATGTCCAGCTGGTGCTCGCGAATTCCAGGGTCAGCTTGTCGTTCGCCGTGTCGAGCGTGAGAGTGCCAGTCACGGTCTCGCCACCGGCTGTATAGCCAGTTCCCGAGACTTCATTGGTGACGTCGTCGAAGAACTCGTGCGCATCCTTATCCGGCGAGTAGCTGCTGGTGACCAGCGCCACCTTGAAGGTGTCGTCGCTGACGTCGTTCTTGGCCAGATAGTCGAGGAACTCGTTGTAGATCAGGCTGGCCATGTCAGGGAGTGGTAGCGGCACCAGCGGTGAAGCTGGCTGAGATCGTCAGGTCTGCGCCTGGTGCTGGCACTGTAGGCAAGCCAGGCGTGAAGCCCACCGCCAGCGTGAGGTCATCCCCTGCCACGGTGACGATGGGCGGAGCGAAGAAGCTCACGCCGATCCGCAGGTCAACGCCGGCAACGAACTGCAGGTCGGCCACCTGCGAGATCAGACTGACGCTCACGTCATGCACCAGGGTGCAGCTGCCGGTGTCGCCGGTGGGGCGATCAACCACCTCCGGAGGCTGGTTGTAGCGCCACAGGAAGCCGCCTGTGATGTAGTCGCCAGGGGTGAAGCCTGACAACAGGCTGTTGGGCACGTCGAACGCAAGGAAGCCGCTGTCCTGCCCGTCGTAGTGATCGACGATCAGATCCTTATCAGCCGTCGACAGGGCAGCGAACGACAGCTCGATCAGCTGATCCCGCGCGGAATTGCACAGCAGGGTGGAGCTGTAGATCCCGTTCATGCTGCTGTGTGGCTGCACCTGGAACTGCGCCGGTGTGACGACACGGGTAGCAGGGGTCAGCGCGGGGAACGTGGCCATGGCTCAACGTTGCCACAGGTGGAGGGGGCAGAGCATCCGAGGATCGCCAGCGATGCGAGCCTTGGCTGCCATGAAGCAGCCGCACTTGCCGCAGCGCCGGGACTTGTGGTTGAACTGCTCGCAGCTGAAGCAGGTGGCCAGCCGGTAGCGGTAGGTGTCGTCTGATGCGACGCCGTGCTTGATGACCTGGCCGGTGGTGACCAGCAGGCTCTCGGCCATGGTGCGGATGGAGGGGGTCGGGGTGGTCATGAGGGTCCGGGAAGGTCGGGGGCGGGAATGGGCAAGCTGGTGACCAGAATGCCTCCACTGACCGTGCCGGGCAATGCGCTGACAGACCACCAATCGCGAATCTCGCCAGGTCCGATGTAGGTCAGCGTGTTGGACTCTTCGGCCGTGGCATAGTCGCAGTTGACTCCCAGTGATCCGCGACTGCTGATGCGGGTCTGAGTGCCTGTCCAAGCGCCGCCAGAGTCATAGGTGCGCACATAGATGGCGCCTGAACCTGTCGATGCGCTTCTGGGGCAGTTCTCGGCATCCCAGTAGCTGATGTCTTTCTTCGCAACTGACCTGCCCTCAACCGAGAACTCCGTGTCATCGTCCGTGTCTGGGGTCCAAGTGATGACATCGGAAACGTCAACCGCCGTGTTCACCTGGACAATTCGCTTGCTTGTGCTCGAAGGCTCGGGAATCTCGATCAGCCTGCCCACGGCGAGAGTTGACCCTAGCTCAGTGCTCGTGCTTTCCAGCTTCCAAACCCCAGCGCCGCTAGGTGGCGGCAGTGGTGGGCAGCTCGGGTCATCAGGAGCAACGCAGCTCTCGCAGATCACGCAGGTCTGATCACCGTCAGGCTGATGCGCGGTGATGGTGCCGACTTGGGTTGTGCCTGCTGGACATGTCGGGGCAGATCCTCCAATCTCTCCGCAGATTGACCCTGAAGTGCAGATCGGCTCGCACGGATCCACAGGGTCATCCGCTTCCGTTGGCTGCGGGTTAGGTGCTGGAGATGGTGGCGCATAGCCGCCCGGTGGTGGCTCCGGTGGTGGCTCCTCGTCCTCAGGGAACTCCCTGAGCGGCGGTTGCTCTGCGGGGTCGCCAGTGCTGATAATTTGCCCCACCCCGGTAGGCACTGACGTGTCGGTGCTGCTGTTCTCGTCGCAGTCGATCCCGGTCCTGATGTTGTCCTCGTAGCCGACGCCCTGGGTTTCAGCCTGCGCCACGGTCAGCGCCACCAACGACCGGCCCTCAGCATCGATAGGGAAGTGCGTGGCCTGAAACACGATCTCGCCGGTGGAGGTCTTCTCGATCTGATCCAGCTCGTAGAGGTAGTCGTGGGTCGTCGTGCTGCCGTCGCTGGCGTTGCGCTCGTACGTCAGCCGCACGATGTCGCCCTCCTCCAAGATCCGGTTGTAAACCTCAGGCCGGCAAGCCCAGACGATGGTGTGCGTTGACCACTTCTGCCGTGCTCGCTTGTAGGCCATCGCCCGCACCGCATGGAGCTCATGCGTGCAGAACGTAGACATGTCGTGCTGCTCGACGTTGCCTGAGTCGCGGTCGCCCGCATAGCCCACCTCAGCCGTCCTGATGATCCCGAACGTGTCGCCAGGCTGCTGGCGCCACATCGCAAGCATCAGCTTCGGCTTGCGCTGCTCCAGGGGCGTGAAGTCAACCTGCAGGCTGCCCGGGATGATGAAGTCCTCGGTGAACTCGAACTCCCAGGGGATCGGGTCGGTTGAGATGGCGTAGGCGCCGTCGATCGGCAGCAGTGGCCTCAGCCCGCGCTTGCCGTCCACGCGCGTCTCGCGCAGCAGGAAATATGGTGCGTTCGCGCTGATGAAGTCGTCAAGGTTGCCGGTCTCCTTGATGTTGATGTCGCAGTAGAGCTGGTTCGCATCAAGGAACAGCGCCGCGGTCTGCAGCCGCGTGGTGTCGATCATGTCGGCCGGGAGCTTTGCGCTCACCTCCATGGCCAGCTTGAACAGGTCCGCAAAGTTGCTGCTGGGGCCTGAGACGCTATCTGCCAGCCTGGTGACCGTCCGGCCTTCGCGGATGAAGACTTGCACCTCCAGCGCCCAGTCGCCCGAGCCGTCCGGGTAGGAGTTCTCGTAGCTGAAGGTGGTCATCCCCTCTCCGGTGCCCTTGCTGCCGCAGTAGTCCGGCACGTTCTGGAGGGTGTAACCCTCGCGCTCCACCAGGAAGTTGCCCGGGTCCCAGTCGCCTGCCCTCTGGTTGTAGGTCTGCGTGAAGGATCCGACACGACAGGTGCACTGGAACACATCGCGCACCTGAACGCTGCCCATCGGGCCATCACCCAGAATCAGGTGATACTTAGCGGTCAGTTCGTTGCTGGCGTCGTTTTCGTATCGCGCATCGGTTGCCGGTGGTGTGATGAACACGCCGCCTCGATCGCCCACGCGCCGCGCG